ACGAATCCGAGGCAATTGAAAAAGCGCTATTGATATTTGGGATTATCTTAAATAGCACCGAAGCGGCGGGAAGCCGCGCCCCGATCTTAGCTGAGAGTAAAACCTAATGCCGCCCGCTTTTGGCGGCAGGCGGGGCAGGCCAACTACGTATTATATGAAATCCGGTTTAGTAAAAACAATGATTTAAGGCTTAATGATTCACCGTGAGCGAACTTTCTCAAATAGATCAAGAATTTGCGCATATTTGTAATATAAATATGCTGAATTGCAGGCAAAGAGAAATCGTTGACAAAATAAATGATTTAATAAAACAAAAATATGCCTCTGATTATTATGCCGGGAAATTAAAACTTATCTCTTATAATCATTTCAATGAATTCCTGAAAGGCAAAAAACGATTTTCTTTTCCGTATTACATTTTGATTATGCAGGTTTTAGATTTTACTGTTTATGATTTTCACGAAGATTTATGGAAAGATGAAATAGCCTTGATATATTGAAATACATTTTTTGACAACTTAGGGAGTTAGCCGCTATGCAAGAATCCTTTCTTCGGGATTATAGCAATCTTTTAGATTCAAAACGATTATCATTTGAGAACCAGGGAATTGAAGTAGATAGGGATGAAATACATTCGATTCTTTTTGATTTTCAGAAAGACATCACGCATCATTCCCTAAAAAAAGGGAAATTTGCGGTTTTCGCAAAATTCGGATTGGGGAAAACTTTAATTCAACTTTCCTGGGCAGACTTCATTCATCGCCACACCAATAAAGACCTTTTAATTTTAGCTCCTTTGGCTGTTTCTCGCCAAACTCACCGGGAAGCCAAAAACAAACTTGATCTTGATATTCATTTATGCCGAACGCAAGACGATGTAAAGCCGGGGATCAATATCACTAATTACGAGATGCTGGAACATTTTAACCCAGGAGCTTTTGGCGGGATCGTTCTCGATGAAAGTTCAATATTGAAGTCATTTTCGGGAACCCGCAAAAAACAAATCTTATCAACCTTCGAGAACACTCCTTTCAAATTAGCCTGCACGGCCACGCCTTCGCCGAATGACCACATGGAATTACTCAATCACGCGGAATTCCTGAGCGTGATGAAATCCAGTGAAGCCCTTTCAAACTGGTTCATAAATGACAGCATGAAAACCGGGAAATACCGCTTAAAGAAACATGCCGAAAAAGACTTTTGGCGATGGGTTTCTACCTGGGCAGTGAGTTTAAATAAGCCTTCCGATTTAGGTTATCCCGACGATGGATTTATATTGCCGCCGCTGAATATCCACGAAGAAATCCTTCCGGTTGATATTTCAAAACAAACCGATGGAAAACTTTTCCGAATCCCGGAATTAAACGCCACATCATATCATAGCGAAAAGCGATTGACGGCAGAAAGCAGAGCAAAGCGAACCGCTGATATTGTGTATGGCCGCAAAGATGAACAGTGCATTATCTGGTGCGAAACTAATTATGAGGCGGATTTACTCAAAAAAATGATTCCCGATGCTGTTGAAATCCGGGGAAGCCATTCACCCAACTTCAAAGAACAAGCCGCTTTGGATTTCATCGACGGGAATATTTCTTATTTGATTACAAAGCCTAAAATATTCGGTTTTGGCCTGAACTTTCAGAACTGTCACCGGCAGGTGTTTTGCGGTATGAGTTTCAGCTTTGAAGCATTTTACCAGGCATTGCACCGGCTTTGGAGATTCGGCCAATTGTTTCCCGTTGATACTTACATCGTGATCGGCGAAACCGAACGGGAAATACTGAATACAGTGCGCCAGAAACAAAAATATCATGATGAACTAATCGAAAACATGACCGCAGTCATGGCCGAATTTTCTTCCATCAGCGCCAAGCAGCGGCACAAGTTGGATTATGACCCTAAGATTCAGATCAAAATACCGCAATGGTTAAAACCTCATGAAAGAGTATTACAATCATAAATAACATTTAAGAATCGGGAGTTAGCCAATGAACACAGATGCAAAAGTTTTAGATCAATCACAAGGCAAAGATTGGATGTTATACCAGGGGGATTGCATTCCCATTACAGCCGGGATGCCCGATAACAGCATTCATTTAACGATATTTTCCCCGCCTTTTTCATCGCTTTATATTTATTCCGATATGATAAACGACATGGGTAATTGTCGGGACGATGACGAATTTTTCAGGCAATTCGAATTTTTGATTCCTGAGCTTTTCCGGGTGACGATTCCTGGCCGTCTGTGTGCGGTTCATTGCAAGCAATTAGTGAATTACATAAACCGCGACGGCGCTTCGGGAATCCGGGATTTCCGGGGTGACATTATCCGCTTATTTCAAAAATATAATTGGGTATTCCATACCGAAATCTGCATCTGGAAAGACCCGGTAATTGAGATGCAGCGCACGAAGTCGCATGGCCTTTTATACAAGCAACTTCGCAAGGATTCTACCTATAGCAGGGTAGGATTGCCGGATTATCTAATCGTATTCCGTAAATGGACTGATGAAGGCGATGTTAATCCGGTTGACTGGAAAACACAGGACAATTTCTTGCTCAATAAATGGCAGGATTATGCCTCCCCGGTATGGGAAAGCAAAACGACTGAAAATGATTTGGCGCTTATGGATGATCAAATGCGCTTTGCCTATTTGTTGGAAAAGCATTGTGATTTATTGGAAAGCGTTTCTAAATATCTACCCAATTTCGCTTCACAGGTTTGGTACGATATCCAGCAAACCAATGTTTTAAATGTGGCATTGGCAAGGGAAAACAATGATGAACGGCATCTCTGCCCTCTGCAACTTCAGGTAATTGAACGTTCTATCGAATTATGGAGTAATCCCGGCGATGTGATACTCGATCCTTTCGGGGGAATAGGCTCCACCGGCGTAAAAGCTATCGAACTTGAACGAAAAACGGTAATGATCGAACTGAAAAGAAGGTATTATGAAATCAGCAGAAAAAACTTGCGGAACGTCGAAGCGCTCAAAATGCAGAGCATCGAATTTGATTTTGGCGAATCAGGTTCAAACGGAAAACTCCAAACCGTTTAACCTAAAAGAATTATCACCCGACCAGCGGTTAGCCTTAGCAAATACCTGGTTAAACGCATCGCCGGAAATGAAAAAGTTCAAAGAATCGGTTGCTTATATGCAGAGACAATTCGAGAAATTGGAAAAGAAGAAAGTAAACCCTTTGGAAAATACCGAATTTATTGAACTCGAAAAACGATTTGAAACCGATGTTATTGAGCCTTTGGAACTACGTTGGAAAATACTCCGGTGTATGTATGGAGTATATTAAATAGAAAAAATTTTCTAAAAATCAACTATTTTTCAAAAATATTTGATATTTGCAACTAATTAAATTATATTGAATATGCGTGTGGTAAGGGATTCTTTGTAAACAATTTTTATGGTAAATCCAGGTCGGCGGCTGCCCCACCTTTTAATCTTACCGGCGTAAGACCCCACACGCAAAGGCCGCCGATCCGGGTTTATTAAAACTTAGATAGCAACAGGGAGTTAGCCACTTATGAACAACAGAGCCGTTGTTCCGTCGAAATTTATCTCAAAAACAAAAAAGAAAACGGCAAAGCCGAAAACGGTTAAGCCTTTGCCGCCTGCTGTGCTGGAAATTAATAAGGGCGAGTTAACCCGGTTGATTCAACAGCAATTGCTAAATGCCAGTATCGAAGCCGGAAGTAAATCCTATAAGGATTATGAGGCGGCAAAAAAGCTTATATTCAAAGGGAGCTTTCTGTCTAATATACCGGGGTTGTATGAGGCTTCGATAAAGGTGATAACGGATTATTTGGATTTGTAGTATAATATCTTTTCAAAAGGGAGTTAGCCGATGAAAACAACCTGTATTAACCATCCCACCCAGGAACGGATTTTATTGATCCGGCAATGGCAAATAGAATTTTGCGATGGAAACCATTGCGCCGCTGCTTTGCTTAATTTCTTCGAATATTGGCACAATATCAAATTGGAAATGAGCGAAAAGAATAGACAGGCAAACAGGATTTCTGAAGCGCATGGGGATGAAAATATACAGGATGAATCCTTGTATCAATTTCATAACAATGAAGAATTACAGGCCGGGATATTGGGAATATACGGGAAAACCAAGATTGTTGAAGCTCTGAATTTGCTTCAAGAAAAAGGAGTTATTTCGATTCATAAAAACCCCAATCCCCGTTATCATTTCGATCAAACCAATCATTTTATTTTTTATCCCGAAATAATCAACGAATATCTTTTTCATCGTTCAGAAATGAACAATGGAGTGTTTAAAAATGGCAATTGGCTTGCTAAAAACGAACACTCGTCGTTTAAAAATGAACAGTCGCCGTTCAGAAGTGAACAAGCAATACCAGAGATTACTACCAAGATTACTTCAGAAATTACTTCAACAAATAATAACAATTCTTGTTTGAATTCAAGAAACGGAATTTGTCAGGAAGATTTTGAAAGATTCTGGAAAAAATTACCAGCAAAGATGAAAGTTGGCAAAAAGAATGCTTTCAGGCATTTCAAAGCAAGCGTAAAAACACAGAAGGATTTTGAAAACCTCGAAGGCGCTTTGGAGAATTACAAACAATCTGAACGATTCAGGAAGGGATTTATTCAGAACGGATCGACCTGGTTTAACAATTGGCAGGATTGGGCGGAATATGATAATACGAATGGAGCCAACGGCAAAAGTACGGATCAGCGCGTTCAGGAAATGGCAGACCGTTTAATGAGGCGCTTCGGGGAAACTCATGCTTGAACCGAAAGATTTTTCAGAACAGTTGACCCGCTTATTAACGAATTGGGATTACACAATCTCTGAATCGCGGGAAGAACTTATATACAAAGAATTGAAAGATCATTTCGACGCAAAGAGTTTTAAGATCGTTGTAACTGCTATTATCAGGAATGAGCGTATTTTTCCGGTAGTTGCAACATTTTTTCAATATAAAAAATCGGAAATTGTCACGGCTTAAGATGGACATCACCGAACTAAATCAATACCTCTCCGAAAGGGCTTTGGAAGTCTGCCAATACCTATTCCCCAACGGTCACACCGAAGGGAATGAATATTGTGTCGGCAGTCTTTCCGGCGAGGCGGGAAAAAGCCTGAAAATTCATCTTTCCGGCGCAAAAGCAGGCGTTTACAAAGACTTCGCCAGCAGCGATCCGGGCGGGGATTTAATCGACCTCTGGAAGAATGCCAATAATCAGACCTTACCGGAAGCCCTGAAAGATATTAAAATACATTTCGGGATAACTGACAACGAAAGATATTTATATAAGCAAACCAAGAAAACATACAGCCGACCCGATCCGCAAAAAGTCAGGAATTTAAGACTGCATGATGAAATAAAAGCCTACCTCCTAAACCGCAAGATCAGCGAAACAACTCTGAATACTTTTTTCATCAAAACCGCCGTGAAAGTTTTTCCCTTGAACAGCCAAAACGGAAAAAATAACGGGCATCATAACAACGGAAACGGCTCTATAAACGGCGAGAGCGTCATGGTCAAGTATGTCTATTATCCTTACATCCGGGATAACGAATTAATCAACTGGAAATTTCTGCCCGTTGAAAGAGAATATAGAAGCAAATATACCCAAACGTTTAAGGGAGGGGAGAAAACCCTTTTCGGCTGGCAAGTAGTTGATACTATGCCGGATTTACGGCAGATCACAATCACGGAAGGGGAAATTGATTGTTTATCCTGGTATGAATATAACTGCCCGGCCTTATCGGTTCCTTTCGGTGGAGGAACGGGGGGGAAACATGACTGGATCGAAAACGATTGGGAGAAATTGGAGCGTTTTGAAAAAATCTATATCTCGATGGATATGGATCAGGTTGGCCGGGATGCAGCGCAGGAAATCGCCTATCGTTTGGGCTATCATCGTTGTTTCTACGTAGAATTGCCGAAAGGACATAAAGATTGTAATGATTGCCTGAAAGCCGGGATCACAAAAAGAGAGATGGCCGAGGCATTGAGCAAGGCCAAATATTTTTCATTGCCGGATTTGAAAAGCGCTGCCGAATACAGGGATCAAGTCATTGAGGAATTTTATCCCGATCCTAATAAGCCTGCAACCGGATTTCCGTTAACGCTTTCCGAAAAAGCCAAAAATATAAAGTTTCAATATGGAGAAGTAACGATTTGGAGTGGTCAAAGCGGATCGGGGAAATCGGTATTGTTGAATCAGGTTGCTTTAGACGGTATTTCCCAGGGCGAGAAGTTTTGTTTAGCCTCATTCGAGATGAAGCCGAAAAAGACCTTGAAAATTATCGTCAAACAAGCGTTGAAAAAAGAATTACCATCACATCAAGAAATAATGAATTGTTTCTCATGGTTGGCAGATAAACTCTTTGTGTATGATCGTTTAGGATCGGCCAATATCGAAACAATGATGCAAGTATTTCTATATGCCCGGAAACGTTACGGTGTTCGCTATTTCATTATTGATTCTTTAGCCAAATGCGGAATCCGGGAAGAGGATTATAGTCGCCAAAAGGAATTTGTAGAAATGCTTACCGATTTTTGTAATGAGCATGAAGTTCACATCAATCTTGTCGTTCATCAACGTAAACGGGAAAGCGAATATCACCAGGGCGACAAAACCGATGTGAAGGGAACCGGAGCGATTACCGATCTTGCTCATATCGTTTTATTATTGTGGCGCAACAAGCGCAAAGAAGAAGCGATTGAGGATGGCGATCCTTCGCGTGACCATGAAGCGGATGCGATTCTTACCTGTAAGAAACAGCGTGAAACCGGATGGGAAGGAAAGATCGGTCTTTTATTCAACAATAATTGCCAGCAATTCTATACCGAAAACAATCAAAACATCAATTACTATCTCGGCACAAATACGATGCTTGGTTACGAAAAATACATTCACAGCAACGGCAATAACGGGGCCGGTGAAACACAGGAAGAAATTAAGATCAGTGAGGATCAGGGACTTGACGAGGAACCGCCATTTTAAGGATCGAAATAAAATGAACGATGCTGTTAAAGTTTTATTAGACGATCTGGATGTCATCAATTCTATTTCTATTCAGGATGAAGATTGGGTAAAACTGGATTTCGGGAAATATACCGTTACCCAAGTGAGCAAACCCGGTAATATTGCTAAAGGCGCGGCAATTGTTAACGGCCAATGGATTCCGAAATCGCAGATGAAATGTGATTTCCAGGGGAATATTTATATCCGGGGATATGTTTATTCTAACAAGTTTTCATAGAGGAAAGTATTATGGATGAAGGCAAAATCACTATTGACGATCAGATCAAATGCGCTGAGAGGGAATTGGCAATGCGGAAACGGGTATATCCGCGATGGATCACAGCTAAAAAAATGAGTGAGGAAAAAGCAAATCGGGAAATTGCTGTGATGGAAAGTATCATCAAAACATTGAAGGCGGTCAAAAAGATCGAAAACGGGCAATTGTTGGAGTTACTTTGAGGATGCAGTGAAAGTAAAATTCATGTTTGCCTGGTTTGATTTCTGGATAGGGATTTTTTATGATGTTTCAAAAAAGATTCTTTACTTATTTTCGATCCCCATGTTTGGGATCAAGATAAATTTCAATAATAAAAGTAGGGAGTTAGCCATGATCGAAAAGAAAAGTCGCAAACAAAAGGTTTTGGAATTGCTTATTGCTGCCAAAACCGGAAACCGAACATTCAACGTCAACGGGGAATATGTATCAAAAGGTTGGATTCCGGCTTATGTGATTGCCAGCCCGGAAGTGGGAGGGTTGCAAGGGCTTAGAAGATTACGGGAATTGACTGCTTCAGGAATTCATATCGAATGGCAATTCTTTACGAATCGTCTTGGCGAACGGACACAGACAACGCTTTACCGTCTCATATCCGATCCCAAAACGATAGATATTATAAGATGTGTTGTAATAACCGGAACAATATTAAAAGATCAAATTCCGGCTACTAAATCTTTAATTGACGGGCAAATGGATTTATTTTAGGAGAGGGAGAATTGAACCGGAAAGATGTTGTTTTTGTTGCCTTATTATTTGTATCTGCCGTATTCAGGGCATTAGAGCAGATCATGCGCTGGAACCGGGAGCTTCAATCATGGCTCCCGGAATGGGTATTCTCCTGGGATTTGAGATTCCTGAGCACGTTCGACGCCGTTCATGTGTATATGGGCATTACGCTTATTGCCTTCGGAGTTGCGTTTATATTTGTACCGGGAAATAGCAGAATTCCGCTTTGGTTGGGGGTTGCAATAGTTATCTGGTTATATTATCAGGTATTTAATTTGTTTTATCATGTAATTTTTATTTGGCCGGACTTTTGGCACTGGCCTATATTGTTAATCTAACTTACAAAAACGGGAGTAACGCCATGAAAAAGTATGATAGTATTTTAGATTTGTATGTATCGGAAGATGCGCTAAGAACACAGATTATGCAACCGCATTTCGATAAAAAGCACAATTGCGTAGTTGCCACTGATGGAATTCAGATGGTCATAATCCCCAAAGAACTGGCCGATTGGGATTATTCGGTAGATGAGCACTTGAAGGAGGGATTTGTCAATTATCGCAGCATCAGTGAGAAATGTAAAACACAAAAACTTGATATTTCTTTGGCGCTGGAAGTTTCGACATTGAAAGAAGTATTATCCAAAATTCCGCAATTACCAGTATATGAGATTATCGAATGCCATAGATGTAATGGCAATGGCTGTTTTAAGTGTGGCGACGGCTGGCTTACTACAAAAGAGCAAATCGGAACTGAATACGATCTTAAACATGAAGTATTGATTGAAAAGGTATTATTCAATCCCAATCTCTTATCAAATATTCTAAAAGTCGCGGATATGAACGGCCATGAAATCATTGAAATCCAGGTATTGCAAAAGGCGCTTACCTGTCTTTTTACCATTGGAAAAGTTGAGATTTATATTATGCCTATGAAGCCTATTGATGAAAGATCGAAATATGATGATTCCCCTATAATTCACGAAATAAAGAAAGTGGGGTAACAGCATGAAACTTTGGGAGCCGATTGAAGATTTGGAAATAAAGGCAATCGATAATAGCGGCGAATTGCTTGATAGAGACTTACTGACAACGTGCTTCATGGCGAGCACACTCCCCACACCTGGGCAGTGCAGTTTGTGGCTGCCCCGGTGATTTTTTAAGGAATGAAAATGAATTGGTTCAAAAAGCGCAAAAAACAGCCTGATTGTTTTATCCCGAAGATTGATACGGGAATAACTTTTCTTCACGAAAAGTATTCGACGCTTCTTGACATCCTGGAAATGGAGATATTCGGCAAGAAAATTAACGACAAAGATACTTTTGCGCCGAGATTCTATTTGATGTATTTCATTCCTATCGTTTCTATATGGACAACGATCATCGCAAAAGATTCGGGAGTAACGATTGATTCTGATAAGTTCATTGATGAACTGATGGCCAGAAAAATGGATAAACATTTCGATTGCGATTGTAGCTTTTGCACATTGGTTAACTGTTTGAATTCAAGTTCAACATTCAGAGAATTTCAGCGTGAACTTAGGAAAGAATTGGGAAAAGCTGATGAAAGTTACCCATAAGACTTTAAAAGCATTGCGGATCATCCGGGATCACAAAATAGAATCATGCAAGCAATTTGCTAAATTCATGTGGCCGGATAGCGATGGATGGAAAACGCATGTGAAAGTCGGCAAAGGGGTGAGCAAAGGCGGGGCAATGCCGATAGCGGCAGGAGGATATTTGGGAAAGCTGAAAAAATGGGGCTTGGTGAATGGGGTTTCTCATGGTGTTATATTCCACCTGACCAAAAAGGGAAGGGAATGTTTGAATAGTTTTGATAACCAATTTACGGAGATGGAAAGATGATCGAAATTAAAGTAAGATGCCGGGGCGCAGAAAGTTTAGCATTAGATGAATTAACGCCACTGCAAAACGAATTAAAAACGCTCACAAAAGAAAACTTTGATAAGCTGAAAGAAAGCCTCATTCAAAAAGGCTTCTGGTTTCCGTTCTTTGTATGGGTTGAGCCGAAATCGAATAAAAAATACTACATCGACGGGCATCAACGGGATAGGGTTTTGCATATCTTAAAAGATGAACCGAATTTTATTTTGCCCGATAAATACCCGGTTATTTACATCGAAGCAAAGAACAAAAAAGAAGCCGCTGAAGCTATTCTTTTGCAATCATCCGCTTATGGGATTATCGAACCGGATAACCTTTATAAGTTTATGAGCGAGTTTCAACTTGATACAAGAGTGTTGGATAACTTGAATTTCGACCACGCCTTTGGGAGTGTTGAGGAGTTTAAGAAGGCGTTTTTTGAGGAATTTACGGCAGAAAATAAAGAAAAAGAGATTGATGAAACCACACTTGAAACAGACCATGAATGCCCCAATTGTGGGTATAAATGGTCATAAACAATATACGGTTATTTCAACCTTTGCCGGTTGCGGCGGAAGTTCTTTAGGATACCATTGGGCAGGTTTCGAAGAACTTCTTGCCATTGATTTTGAAAAGAATGCCGTAAAGACATTTAAGCTAAATTTTGATGTTCCAATTTGGCAACGGGATATAAAGACAGTGACGGCTCAGGAAATACTTGAATTTTGCAAAATTGAAAAAGGCGATTTGGATGTATTGGATGGATCGCCGCCTTGCCAGGGATTTTCAACAGCCGGGAAAAGACAGGTAAGAGATGAAAGAAACGATCTATTCAAAGAATATGTAAAACTGATTGACGGTTTACAGCCGAAAGTATTTGTGATGGAAAATGTTTCCGGAATGATAAAGGGAAAAATGAAAGGCCGATTTTTGGAAATTCTGCAAACTTTAAAATCTTTGAATTATAATGTGAAATGCAAATTGATGAATGCCATGTGGTATAATGTGCCGCAATCCAGGGAAAGAACGATATTTGCTGGAGTGAGGGATGACTTAAACATTGAGCCAAGTTTTCCAAAATCAAAAGAGGTTATTTCAATTGAGGAGGCTTTAAAAAATGTTATAAACAAGACATTTCCACCCCTGAAACTTGTGGAGGCTTTTAAATTTGTCAAGCCGGGAAAGTCAATATATCAGTGTTGCCCTGAGGAAGTTTTGACCAAATTTTTTCCAAGAATGGTGATAAACAAAAATTATAACTTCAATTCTTACGGAAAAAGACAACTAAAAAATAAACCCTGCCAAACAATAGAGAAATCTTATAGAGATATTAGCCCTATTCATTTTCAAGAAAACAGGCATTTCACAATAGAGGAATTAAAAAGAATTTCTACCTTCCCAGATGATTTTCAGTTTATTGGCTCTTTCCAAGAACAATGGGCACGAATCGGCAATTCCGTGCCTCCAAAAATGATGCAAGCAATAGCAGAAAACATCCGAGATAACATCTTAAATACTTATTACAAAACACTATAAAACAGCTTTCTTAGACTTTCAAATTATGGCAAAAAAACACGCACCCAAACGCAGCAAATTCGAGCGCGAACGCGACAACAAGATTTGTTATAAAATGTATTTACAGGGAATACCGATCCCGCAGATACCGAAATTGCTCAAAGAAAAGACTGAAAGTTCTTATGATTTAACCGAACGGCAGATTTATTATGACATCGAGAAGATGACAAATGAACTCAAGAAACATTCCGTTCGTGATGTCGATGAAGAACGGGAAAAGCTCCTTTTCGAGAATGCCGTCTTAAAAGAGGAATATTGGGAAGGCTGGAGGGATAGCAAAAGCCGCAAAACACGCACCTTGAAAAAGGGGAAATTGAGCAAATTGGCAATGGCAATGCTTGAGAGCGATCAACAGGCCATTAAAGAAGAAATGTTCGGCGATCCCCGCTTTTTGGCAGGCGTTGAATCCTGCCTTGATCGTTATGCCAAACTATTAGGATTGAACAAACCGGAAAAACATGAGATATTGCTTGATCCTAATAAACTGAATGATTTTATAGATTTTGTCGTTAAGACCATCAAGGAAGAAACTGACGATGACACTTTCCGTCGAATTGATAAGAAAATTAAGACAAGAAAATAAAGATGCAAGTTCTTATACCGAGCTATGGAATAAATCGGTTGAATTGCTCGAATTTGCTTCTTTGGATAATTTTGAACGGCAAAGCCTTTATAATTGGGTATTCGATAAGGGAATATTAGTCGATCATAAACCTTTAGATTTCGATTATCATAAATATTTAATTGACATATACCAAGACGATTCCCCGGATTTGGTTATTGCCTCGGCTGCACAGGTGGGAAAGACTATTTATGAAGCCCTTAAAATTACCTACAACACGATCCGCTATACCCCTTCCAAGTGGGGATTCTATTTCCCTACTCAAAAGGAATTACAAAAGCTGGTTCAGGATCGTTTCGACCCGCTAATGGGATCAATACCCGGTATTTCAGAAATTTATGAAAGAGGCCGCACAAAAACCGGAAAGAAGTTTGCCGACAATACCGTCATTAAACAGATATTTGAATCAACAATTTATTTCCTTTGGATGGGGGGATTGGTAACGAAAGATTCAACCCCTCTTGACGGGATAGTAGTTGACGAAGTTAGATTGATGTTGTTGAATGAAATCGAACAAATAGAAAAAAGGTTATTGCACTCGGAGTTAAAGCATAGAACATTCACCTCAACTTATGGCTTTCCCGGCGATGCTATTGATATACTTTTCAAGCGCAGCAAACAATACGAATTTCATAATAAATGCCAATGCAAAGAGGGAGTGGTATTAACGGAACACTTCCCCAATTGCATCGGAGAACGCACGAACCCAAAACCGAATCAGGAAAAGTATTTCTATCGCTGCCCGGTATGTGATACGGAAATAAAAGACAATCAGGAAGGGGAATGGATTGCCCATAACCCGGAAGCGGACATGGCCGGGTATCACCCGCACGGCTTATTAGTTCACAAGAAATACAAAACCCCTAAGCAGGTATGGGATAAACTCCATAATTCTCAAAATATCAAAGAGTTTTATAATTCTGATGTGGGATTGCCTTATATAGACAAAGAAAGCCAGGGCTTAACCCCGGATATTTTAGCCTCCTGCATCAACAATGAATTGCAATGGGAAACAAGCGGAACGCGTTCAATCATGGGCATTGACCAAATGGGAGGATTTAATCATGTGGTTGTCAAAAAATTAACTGAAGATAATTTATTCCAGACGGTTCATCTCGAAATCATTTATGATGATAATCCGTTTAGTAGATGCGCCAATTTGATGAATATCTTCGATGTCAATATTTGCGTAACGGAGCAATTACCAAATTACAACGATGCCTTACGTTTCGCTAAAGCGTTTCCTTCGCGTGTCTTTATCGTATCTGGATACAACGCACTCCCGGCCAAATTTATTGTTTGGTTAGATAGAGATCAATTGCCGGTTGAACAGCGCAAAACGCAGCAGGATTTAAAGTTCAAATATATGGTATCGCTGAATCATTTCAAAATCTACGACTGGTCATTCAAACTCTGGAAAGACCGGGTTTGCCGCGTACCGAACCCTATGAGATTAATTCAGAGCATCAAAGTAAAAGATATTCCCCCGGAATTGCGGGAAAAGTTCTATAAAGGAAAGATTCTTGAGGATATGGTTCCAGCTGCCTTGTGCAAAGATATTTATTTTGATCATCTTTGCCGGAAAGTTAAATTGAAAAAAGAAATAATGATAAAAGACCCCGTGACAGGCCAGGAAATGCCAACGGGTGAATATAATTGGTATTGGGTAAACCGGGGGATTGATCCGCACTTTGCCAGCGCCGATATGCTTTGCAATGTGGCAATGGCGCGGATCAGGCCGCCTAAATATATTGAGGAGATTTGATTATGGAACTAATCTGCCCGAACTGTGAAACAACGTGGGATGATACATCCAAACTGATTAATATCGGTTCATCCTGCCCCGGCTGTAACAAGGCGATTCTCGTAAAATTCCAACCGCCGCCTGAGAAGTTCATCAAAGAAAGTATTCAGATCGGTAATTTCACTCTTGAGAACTTACCCGATGGCGACTTTCTTTTGTTCCGAAAAAATGATGAAGGAATGCACATTAAACGATATAAGATGATCGAAGCGATTCAAAAGTTTTTCGATGAACATTTTTGATTCTTAAAAGGGATTAATAACCTAAAGGGAGTTAGCCATGAACATTATCAAAACCAGTAGCGGATATGCGATTGTAAAAGAATCCGTTCAATTGCCGGATAACAACAACCTTGAAATCAATCCCGGTGATACGATATTGTTTCACAGCCATATTTTACAGGTTATCAGCAAAGCAAAGGCAGGCATCAAACCGGGTATTTATTGTAAAACATTACCTGATAACGGGAATTTCTGTTTCTTTCTGCCATTGAACAGAAGAAGCTTACCGTATATCAGTATCATCAAACCAAAATCCCAATGAGCAAAAACGACCGTAAAGCCGCTATTATCTTAGCAATCATGTATGTATTTGCCAGCCGGATCATCGAATCGGAACATCTTAGCAAGATGATAGATGAAGCGATGGATATTTATCACGGTAACTTAGGGCAGCCCGTATTTCAAAAGATTGCCCATCTAATCGAAGGAATATTCGATTGGTGCAGGAATGAAGAAGTTGAAATCGACGCAATTTGGGCATTAGCCTTTATCAATTCCCATGCTCAGGAATATTTAGACCAGGTTAAAAATCCCGAACGTGAAAGGATATGGAAAAACATTTTACAAGAAACCGATAAGGGCTTAACAAATGCCTGGGATAAATTCAAAGAACTTACTGAAGCCAATGAATTTGTCGATCATGTGAACAATCAAGTAAATTCGATGTTATCTGTATAAATTATTTGCGTTAACGAAAAATATACTTATATTTCGTTGTGTAAAAGGGAGTTAGCCAAAGATGAATCAGGAATCCATCAAGCTGGTGGAATTTCTCACCACTAAAATTCGTAATGGTGGTAACTTCAGGAACGAAGTATTAATCCTGAATCCTTCCTTTTATGAAAAAATCAAAACCGTTTTCCGCGTGAACATGCACTATAACCCGGAAAAGAAAAAAGGTCTGTTCTCTTTTTGGGGTTATACGCTGGCCGGGCATTTACCGAAGCGAATTGAAATATACCTTTCCGAGAAGGTTGATAATTTCAAACTGGTAATTCGCCGGGAATTAAATAAATACCTGGAAATTCCAAGCAGTCACGCCGGGGAAAAATATCCTTCCAGTCTTAATGAGATAGGGGAGGATTTACTCATTCTGGCGCAATCGCGGGGGCTTGACCCGCAGGGGAAAACGGAAAAAGAAGTTATTGAAGCTTTAGAACAATTGTAAAGATAGCCTCTCCCTGATAGCCTCACGGATGCAATCCCGGAACTGCGGGAAAGAAAATTATCAGGGAGATTTCATTGTCAGATTTTGACGAGTGGTATAAGTTAGAAAAGGCCGTTGGCGGTAAAAGGAAATATACCGGCCAACCTGATCCTTTGCCTCCATCCCGCAATCCGAAATTAGCGCAGCCGGAAGGCGGCATTGCTTTGGATGACAAAAACGGCGAGGTGGCTCACCTCGTCAAAGCCTCCCGTCTCCCTATTCTTAGAAAACAATACGGAACAACTGCCCTACGGCAAATTTGAAGGCGTGGGCGGCATTTCTTATGAAGTATTGCGCCTCACCGTAGAACGCTCCGATTTGCTGCAATCGGTTCATTCCGTTCGCCATTTCCAGACTAAAAGATTTGGCCGGTTTGTAGTTGATCCCAAAAAGGATATTGGCTTACGGATTATCCATGACCGCCAATACAATCCCGATTTCGAAATTAATGATGAAATAAAACGCCGCTGCACCGAAATCCAGAAACTCTTTGAATGCCCGCATCCTGTTTACTCCCCTTCCTTCCTGGGGATGGAACTTAATTTCACCGAAGAACATATTGCCATTAATCGACCTGTATTTGAGCTTATCAAGAATAAAAAAGGGCAAGTGATATTCGCAGTAATCCTAATTACTTCAAGGGCTATACCGAAGATCGCGCCGATGCCGAAGCAAGGGCGCGTTTGAGTAATGAAAATCAGATTGATTATTTCGACGATTATATTTACTACGTCGATGGGATGCCGCAAGCCTCATTCGATGCCAGCGAATTGTTGATCTGCGAAGATCACAAGCCGGTGGATTTAAACAAATACGGTTTTCCGCCAAAGAGCAATTCAGGCCAATTTAGCCTTTATTCAAGCCTTTACTTACAATTCCAAATACTTCACAGACGGGCAAATGGTTGATTCGATTCTCGGCCTTTCCGGAGATTTCCAGGATGATACTTATTATGTAGTTGCCGATCAACTGCGGGGCTTCCGGGGAATGGAGGGCGCTTTTGCCGTACCGTTGGTTCCCCTGCCTTCCGGGGTGGAATTAAAAGTAACCGATTTGAAACGGTCGAATAAAGAAATGCAGTTTCACGAATTCATGCAGATAGCCATTTCTTTGACAACGGCCAAATATAGGATGCACCCGGCAGAGATCAATTCCAAAGGAGAGGAAAGCCGCGCCGGGGCAATTTTTGAACGCTCTAAGGATAAGGAACTTGAAACGGCGCTCGATGAAGGCTTTCATTCAATCCTTATGCTGAAGGAGGAGGCCTATACCAAGATCATCAAAACCATTTACCCGGATTTAAGGGCGGAATATTACGGCATAGACCGGGAAAACCGCAATACGGTAATTGACCGTAACGTAAAAGAATCGCAAAGCTACAAATCGGTTAACGAAGTGCGCGTTCAGGAAGGTTTGCCGGAATACGATAAGGATTATTTCACTGAAAAAGGCATGGATGAACACCGGGCGCAGATCATGGCCGATATTAACAATATTCCTAACAATCCGAACCAGGTGAATAGCTACATGCAAACGACCGCTATTTACCCGGATGAATCAGAAGGAATGCCGGAAGATCAGCCATTGGCCGGTGAAAATATAAACGGCAATGGCAATCAAAACGGAAACGGAAAGCCGAAGAAAAAAGGAAGCGCGGATCGTTTCATAGATCAAATCAATCAATCCATTTTACAAGGCAAAAATCCGAACAAAATTCAGAAATCATTAGACTTTAATGAATTCGTCTCAATCGAAGAACTTTTAACAAGAAAGAACGGGCATCATGGATAATGCAATTTTAAGCATCGAATTAAAGGTTGTGGGTGATGATCCGGCGGAAGACCCGAAAATATCGGCAGAGCATCATTTCAAAATGTATGCCGATGAACCGCTGTCATCCACTTTCACCGTTTCCAATAGCGGGGGAACGAAAGTCGTTACTTTGCCTGCCGATGTGCGGATGCTGCTTATAGAAACCGATAACCCGGTAAAATTGACCATGAACGCCGTTGCCAATACTTTCACCATCAAAGAAATTCTGGCAATGACACCTAATAAAGATTTGACCGCCTTAACGATTGTTAATGACGGGGCGGAAGATGCAAAGGTGAGAGTCGTGGCAATTCAGGTCGAGGAACAGTAGTGAATTATCAAAAGACCATAGCCATTGACTTCGATGGCACGATTGCAGAAAACAATTACCCCAAAGTCGGAAAGTTATTCAAAGACGTAAAGGAACAACTTTTCAGGCTGAAAGATGCCGGGTATAATCTAATCGTGCATACCGTAAGGGCTAACCCGGTATGGTGCAAGCCGGAGGATTTAATCGCTATGGCTGAATGTATCAAAGAAAACGATTTGCCGATTGATTATATCTGGATGGGGCAGGGAAAGCCGATGGCTGAATACTATATTGATGATCGGGGTGAAAAATTCACCGGCGATTGGGTTTACACGGTAGATCAAATCTTGGGCAAAGCCGGAAATACTCAAAAATCGGTACGGCCGTCTAAATCTTCCGTGATGGTTCTGGTCGATGAAAATGTCAATGAATTAGACATCTTGAAAGCTATTGACCAGCTTGGGGAATTGGGAGATTTCGAAATCAATATCCGCAAGGCCATTACTAAAACCGAATTTGAATACTGGTTTTTAGAAAAGGTATTTAATAACAACCAGCTTTATTTCGATCAATGGAAGCAAAGACTATATCAAGATTTGCAAACCTATCTTGGCCGCAAAAAGATATTCCCTTTGAATGAAGCCGAATACCAGGGATTGAAAAAGTTCTTAGAGCCTTACCGTCAGGCGTTGGTTCACAATATGACCGGATGGGAACTTGATAAAACCAAAATGAATCAACTGGCAAAGAATAACCTGATTGATCCCAATGTTTTAAAATATCCTGAAATAAGTTACAAGCTCGGAATGCTGCATGACTATATCCAGCAGGAACAAGGCAAATGGAAAAGTGAATCGGCCTTTTTCAAGCATCTTGTGAAACGGGCTCAGGAAATCGACCTATCCGATATTGACAAACGAGCTATCCGATCAGCAATCAATCAGGCGCATGGTTATTTATCGCCAACGGCTGAAAATCTTATCAATGGCGGTTTGAAATCACTTTACCAAGAAGAAGCGGAGATCAATCAGCAAATCGCCGCGGCTTTAGAAAAACGCGAACATCCTTTCATCACCGGCAGGCATTTACGTAATGAATTAACCAAACAGGGATATAATCGTGATTGGGAGCGCGTGAGTAGAACCGAAATCGCTAAACATTATAACGAAGGAGCTTTCGGAGAACTTACCGAAAAGCTCAAAAAGTTCAACAAAGACTTGAGCAAGGTAGAGCTATACCGCATAGCATCGCCGGGAGCTTGTGAAGTATGCCGGGAATTGTTCTCACATGAAGATGGAACGCCGAAACGCTACAAATACACAACCTTTTTAGCAAACGGAAGCAACCGGGGAAAACAGCAGGCCGATTGGAAAGCGGTTATTGAGCCAGTTCATCCTAATTGTAGATGTGCTGTGGCGAGTGAGGCTATACCTGGAATAACAGATTTGACTTATCCCAATATGTTTAAATATAAGTTGATTGGCTAAAGAGTATGCCTAAACCATTAAAAATTTCCGGTCAGAGATTCAATCGTTTAGAAGTCATTAGACGAGTTGAAAACAGTAAACGTGGAGTATCACAATGGCTTTGTAAATGTGATTGTGGTAATACAGTTGTTGTTATTGGTTTCAGATTGACATCTGGACATACACAGAGTTGCGGATGTTATCAACGACAAAGAGCAAAAGAAGCAAAAACAATTCACGGTTATTCAGGAAGAAACAAAGAAACACGTGAATACAGAGCATGGAAGGATGCTAAAACAAGATGTTTCTGGAAAAAACATATTCATTTCAAGGATTATGGTGGGCGTGGCATAACCATGAATAAAAAATGGGCAAGTAATTTTATTAAGTTCTTTGAATATATGGGAGAATGTCCAGAAAACTATACCCTTGAGAGAATAGATGTCAATGGCAACTATGAACCGGGAAATTGCAAATGGGCATCTATTCAGGAACAAGCCTGGAACAAGAAAAATACTCGATATGTCGATTTTTACCATATCAAGATTCCAATAGCCAAATTGGTCAAAATTCTAAAAATTGATTATGGGAAATTGCATAGATGGATTGTCAAAGAAAAGACATCTATGGATGTGATTCTGAAACGGTTGAATTTGTCAAAGAATCATGTCTTTAAATTGATTGAAAACTTTTGATTTTACAACAGGGAGTTAGCCAAAATGAAACAACTCGTAACCATATTTTTTGCCGCCTTTGCGATCTTGCTGTTACTGGCCTTTTCATCTAATCAGTATCAAAACCGGGTTTACTATAGCAATCACGGTTTTATATATGCTGATAGCGGAGATACCGTGACAAAATACATTGTTATAAACGATCCGAAAGCCTTAACGGAATCCCAAATCACTGACGAGGGAACGGTCGGCTTATATGTGACAATCGAAGATACCTTGAAAGGCGTGATACCGGATACTATTAGCATTGTAACGGACAGCCTGGAAATCCTTTATAAGCGGATATATTGGAGAAATTCGCGTATAGAAGATCAGGTTCCCGATACATTGTTTCAGAATTGGGCATGGTCTAAGAATGCTTATCGTTCCTTCAATATGTCAACATCTTATCCAATAGTCGGCTGGCAACTGACCGTGATCCGGCAGGGAACCGGGCGAGGCAGGGCAAAAATCTTATTTGAATCATTGCACAAATAGGAAACTATGAAAGACTTTAAACAAACCCCTTCAGGCATCTATTACCACAAAGATTCAATTCCCAAAGAATTGGAAAACGAATTAAGCGGAAAAGTATTGCCGAAAGATTGCAAGCACAAGAATTATGAGTTTCCCGATCCTAAAAATCCTGCTTTTGTGAGATGTAAGGATTGCGGAATTACCACGACGGTTAGAGTTGATTTTAATCCAAACTTCAAAAAAACACCGGGAAGAAATGCCTTATGCGATTGCGGAAGCGGTAAAAAGTTTAAAAAATGTTGTATGAAAAGTGGAGTTAAGAAAGTTGCCTGAAATCTATACCGGAAAAACCGGGGAATTAAAACTCACATTCAAAAAGTCGATCAGCGGGGTTCAATCGATTACCTTAACGGTAAGAAAACCGGATAATATGATAGTTGTATGGTCGATTGATCCCGGTGATATTGACGAGGAAAACGATACGGCAACTTATACCCTGCAATCTACCGATTTGAATATTGCCGGGAATTACCAAATAGGTGTTGATCTGGTATTTGCCGATAAAACCGCTTATCAGATATTCAATTTGCATGTTTATGATAAAGTCGATAAAAAGAAAGTATCTATTCAGGAAATACAATGATCCACAACATCGAAATACCGATTGATTTTGATGATGACATAGAAATCGAATTGAACTTCACTTCCGATATTGAATTGCCGGTTGATTTCCTGGATATGGTTGAGATCGAACTGATGGGAGAGGTTTATCTATATCAGGAAGAAACGCTTGCTCTTTTGGATCGGATGGATGTTTCACCGGATTCGAGCCGGAAAGTATTGATAGATCAAACGATAAAATCACTCAAGAAAAGTGGTGTTTGGGATATATTGGATACTTTGCAGGTGCGGTCTATGCACAATGCCCAGGCAGGATTATTGGATTGGGTAACTGACCGGGAGGCTATTGCCGTAAACTCACCGGCGTTTGAAATTGATAGAGGATATACCGGGAACGGGTCAAACTCGTATATCGACACTAACTACAACCCCTCAGCGCCGGGAAACAAATATCAATTATCAGATTGCAGTTGGGGTTTTTATCGCAGAACGTCAACAAATAACTTAGCGCATATTACAGGCGGCGCTTTTGATACTGCGGCGACTTATTTCAGGTGGATGACAACGAACGGCGATACGATTACTTTTAATTCGGTTGCTTTTGTTTTTCCTTTTCCGGTATCTCCATCGCCTCATATCGGTTGGCGGATTTTCTCCCGTAACAATTCATCAACTATAAATGATTATATCAATAAGACTTTACTGGCAAGCCGTTCATTACTGGAAACCGGAATTCCGAATCTTAACTTTTTTCAACATGCCGTGAATGCCAATGGAACACCGGGAAATTTCAGCAGCACTCAGATTGCAATCTTCTTTGCCGGTGGGTATATGACGCAGCAAAACGTAAATGATCTGGTCGATATAATGGAAAATTTCTTAGATGTTATCGGCGCGGGAGTGATTGCGTGATGCCGATACGAATTGTCAAAAAAGATACTGACGATGAATACAGTTTGAACAATGCCCGGAATGATTCTATTCATTTCTTACCGGCGATAATCACCCGTTCAGGATCACCGGCGCAGGTAGAATCAGAAGTGATTGAGATCGAAATATTAGCGGAAGATGATTATTATGAAAACCTTGAGATTCAGCCCTTTTCAGAAATAACCGGAGTTTTGCCGCAATATTCTCTTGATAATACAAACTGGTTCGATGAATTGACACCGGGAACGGTTGACGATGCGGCAAACGGAATTATCGGCAACATGGATGCCCTGGGAACGGAATTAAGAAAAAGTATTTATTTCAAAATATTATCGGATAACGATTCAGATATGATCGCCGGAAAGTATTATCCGAATCTGAAAATAAAAGCAAAAGAGTATAAGAATGTTATGGGCGAATTCGCGGGAGTTGTTTAATGGCAAGCATAAAACTAACCCAAATAGTTGTAATTGAAGGTAACAAAGTTCACGTTGCAAAAGAAAGCGGCGTGGTGCAAATATATGCTTATGATTCCGGGAATCCGCCGAATTACAGGGGAGCATTATTATTCGATAGCGGAGATGTTGCGGAAATACCGGGAAAAGGTCTATATACTTTCCCATTAGCGACAAGCCAATATTGTGTAGTTGTGGAAAACGGGGATAACGTCGATGGATATATCGGGGAGTGGATTGTAGGGGCAGATAGCGGAGTTCCTGATGGGAGTATCGGAACGGACGAATTGGCCGATGAAGCCGTAACTCCGGCTAAAACGACATTCTTTGAAGAACCGTAAAACTTAGTTAGACATTATTTCTTAAGGCTGTTTATAAAGCCATTATCAAGAGACTCAGGAAAGAGTGAGATAATGGCTTTTTGTTTTTAAAAGAACTCATATTTAGGGAGTTAGCCACTTATGAACCGAAAGATTTTTTCTTTTTTGATCATCCTGTTATTTACAATTACGGCATTTGCTCAATTAACCAGGGTAAATATGAAGTATGATTCCCTGGGAACGAAAACGCTTTTGGCAGATACCGGATTTGTTGTTCAGAGTGTCAATGTTACCCGGATACTGAAAGATTTGGGAATAGAATTTGATTCGGTTACGGTTGACGCGAATGGAAGTTATCATTTTTGGAAAAGTGACACCAGCAGATTACAATCATTTGAACTGGATTCGAGTTTCTTCAATCTTGATAATGGTGTTTTGACGATTCAGGATACTGCCCTTACCGCCAGCAATGGTATTGTCTATTCCGGGCGGGATTTCTCACAGAAAATCATCAAGGATACCACGACGCTGAAAGCCTATAAACCGGATTCAGCCGCAACCATGATTTATCTAAAACAACTTTCCAGCGCAAATACTGGGGGTGGAGGGTTGCTCATTTATAAATCAAGTGGTAGCGCAATTAATGGCGCAAGCTATGCCGTAACTGGTGGAGGAATATGGGAGCGCGTAGAATGGGCAAAGGAAAAGAGACTCTATATGGATTGGTACGGAGCAAAAGGGGATGATAGCAGCGATAACCTTGCCGCCTTTAATGCTGCTTATTTAGTGGCAAGGGCACAAAACGCAAAAGCGGTTGTTTTCTCGCCCGGAACCTTTCGATTTACCGATTCCCTTTTGTGCCTTACTAACGGCAATCAGACAGCTATGCCGGAGATAGTTGGCGCGGGGTACAATAACACAATATTAAAATGGACAACCGATGTCGCCGGAATAGTCTTTACTAATGCAAGCGGGACTCCACATAAGCCAACTGTGAGAGATTTGCGTATTCAGGGACCAGGAAATGCCACATCGACAAAGGCTGGAATTGAAATGAGGACCGTTGCTGTCCCATCCATCACTAACTGTTTCATTGATGGGTGGGAATACGGGATTTATAGAAATCAAGATAACGCAAGTTGGGTTCAGGGAAATTATATCACCTTAAACAATTTCGGGGTATGGGGAGAAAATTCCCCCAATGAGGGAATGTTTATTGATAATTATATCGTGTTTAATGATAGTATTCAATATTACCAGCATACAGGAAATACAAATGTTATCTATGGTGGAGCAGTAGCAGGCGGCGATGCGAATGATGGTGATATAGGCATATATTCCGATGGCGGGGGTATTATAGTTGCCCGCGATGTAAACATGGAGAATCATAAAGAGTATTTATTCTACTCTGCTACTAATTCTACCATCCGGGCTTATGATATTCAAGGGGCATACAATACTACTTATAAGAACAAGTTTGCCCGTGTCAATGGGGGATTTCTCACCTTCTCGAACTGCACTTTTTCAGGAGTTCCGGCAGATTGCACCGCAATTCTACAAACCGGAACATCCTCCCGGATAACCAACGAGAGCACCAGGGGAACCAGGATGCGAACATACTGGACAAACTTTGCCGATACTTATTATCCATCCCCCGGCGTGACTACCAATATCCCCGGCGCAGGAACATTTACGGCAGATTCTACTACCAGGGGAAACTTTGGCTGGTATATTTATGATGCCGGGAATTTTGCAGACAGGCCGGTTATCACTAAACGGATGAAGAATGGCGAATATGTCGAAACCCAATGGACGCTCGGTGATAATTGGATGCTGTCAAGTAGTAATGTCCAACCTGGTGTCCCGACTGGAACAGATATAGCTTTTCGTTCGGGAACGCTTACAAAAGCACTCAGCAGTAATGCTTTGGATACAACAAGAATTGCCGTTGTTGCAGATACGAATGGATGGGCAACCCTATATGGCAACAATCTATCGTGGAATTTGGATAATTTAGGTCTTGCGGATAGTCTTTGGAATTGGACTTACCAAATTGGGGATACGGAACCAGCAGCGGGGACGGGTAGAATAATATTCGTATTAAAGCATCCTAATTATAGCGCAGGGGCAACTGTTA